GTACTTCACTCAAATCATACACTATGCCTTCCTCAGACGTATACAGAAAGAGAAAAAACAAATGGAAATCCGTGAAAAGATCATTGAGAAGTCGGGGTATGATGAGGTTATGCACGTTGACAGCACTGACGGCAATACTAGTGACTACAATTCTATAAAAGAAGCAGTACAAACAAAAATGAATCAATGAAATTAACTCAAGAACTGATAGACCAGATACAAGAGGCATTAAACCATACTAAAAAAGATGGATCTGTAAACTGGCAAGATGGTGATGAGATAGAAGTTAATGTGGCAGGGACGTTTGCTGCTGATAGGTTTATCGTAATAAACAATAGATCCAAGAAACCTTGGGTGCCTGCTGCACCACATCCTAGATTTGATTATGAAAAAGGAGAATTTATAAAAGATGAAGATAGCGATAATAACTGATACCCATTTTGGTGGCAGAAGGGGTAATAAGGCATTTCATGACTTCTTTCAAAAATTTTACGACAACATATTCTTCCCAGAACTAGAGAAGAGAGGTATCAAAGAGTGTATCCATATGGGAGATGCCTTTGATAACAGAAAGAATATTGATTATTGGTCACTTGATTGGGCAAAGGAACATGTCTATGATAAGTTCAAAAATTTGGGGATCAAAGTTTGGCAACTTGTAGGTAATCATGATGTTTACTACAAAAATACAAATAAGATTAATTCTGTTGATTCTCTCTTAGAACATTATGATAATATAGTTCCCATATCTTCTCCAGACACATATGATATTGCTGGATTCAAAGCAATGATGTTGCCTTGGATATGTGATGAAAACTATCAGGAAACTCTTGCAGCGATAGAAAAGTCTGATGCTAAGATTGCCTTTGGACATCTTGAACTTACTGGATTTGAATTGTATCCAGGCATGGTTCAGCAAGGTGGTATTGATAAAGGTATCATAGAGAAGTTTGATACGGTATTCTCAGGACACTATCACACCAGAAGTAATGACGGACATACATTCTACCTAGGCAATCCTTATGAAATGTATTGGAATGATTGTGGAGATAAGAGAGGATTTAGTATTCTAGACACAGAAACAGGTGAAATTGAATTTGTAGAGAATACTTTCACTATGTTTGAGAAGATATATTATGAAGATACTCCAGCAGAACTATTCAAAGCACATCTCTATAAAGATAAAATAGTCAAATTATTCATTAGATCTAGAAAAAGTCAGTTACAGTATGATAAATTTTTAGATAAGCTTATGAAAGCTGGTATCGTAGATTTAAAAGTCGTTGAAAATACTGCAATTAATGATACCGAAGTAGATTTAGATAGCGAAAAGATAGAAGATACTTTAACTCTGCTTAATAAATACATTCAAGAGTCCGATTTTGATTTGGAAAAAGAAAGAGTCAAGACACTACTCAAAGAAGTTTATCTAGAAGCTTGCGAAGCAGAGTAATGTACATTCTATCACTTCACGGAAAAGAAGGAGAGGGAGCCTATGCTGTCACAAATGATGATGGTCACAAGGCTTTGTATCTTTTTGAACAGGAAGATGATGCTACAAGATACGCAGGCTTGTTAGAAGCTAACGAAGCAATTCCCTTGACAGTTGTACAAATAGATGATACACTGGCAGTAGAGACATGTCAACGACACAAATACAAATATGTTATTATCTCACCTGATGATATAGTGATTCCGCCAAAAGATTATGATAATATTCAAGACAATACGGTGGCGTAATTTCTTATCAACTGGTAATCAGTTTATAATTGTCAGTTTTCAAAAATCCCCCACAAATCTAATAGTTGGTGCTAATGGAGCAGGCAAATCTACTATTCTTGACGCTCTTACTTTTGTTTTATATAACAAGCCTTTTCGTAAGATCAAGAAAGCACAGTTAATTAATACTGTAAATGAAAAAGAATGTGAAGTTCAGATAGAATTTGAGATACAGGGTAAAATTTATACCATTGTAAGAGGTATGAAACCAACTCTGTTTGAAATTTATATTGATGGGAAGAAACAAGACCAGTTTGCCAATCAAATAGATCAACAGGCACACTTAGAAAATAATATACTTAGACTTAATTACAAATCATTCACTCAAACTACGATTCTAGGGTCTGCAACCTTCGTTCCTTTCATGCAATTGGGTAATTCTGATCGTAGAGCCATTGTTGAGGACGTATTGGATATCAAAATATTCTCTGGCATGGCTAAAATACTTAGAGATAAGATTAGTAAAGCAAATACGCAGATTAGAGAACTCACTATCAAGAAAGAAATGATAGAAGAGAAGATAGAAATGCAAAAAAACTTTATTGCTGACCTTGATAAGAGTGGTAAGAAGAGAATTAAGGACACTAAAGAGAAAATTGATATCATGTTTGAGGACACTTCGGGTCTTATGGGAGAAAATACCAAATATGATAATTTAATTAAGACAAAGTATCAACCAGAGTTAGAAAACTTATCAAATGCCCGTGTTTCTCTTAAGAAAATGAACACAATTAAGGCAAAATTGGAACAACGGATACAGAATATAACATCCGAACATAAATTTTTTAAGGAAAATGTATCATGCCCTACCTGTGAGCAGAAAATAGAGGAAGAGTTCCGCTTAAATAAAATTGAAGACATAGAAGGTAAGGTTAAGGAGATCAATTCCGCTTATAAAGACCTTACTAAGTCTATAAATGAAGAACAAAAAAAAGATTTTAAGTTTATAGAAATTTCTAAGCAAATCACTCAACTAACGAATGACATTTCAACAAACAATTTTAAAATTTCTCAGTATCAACGACAGATCGGAGATTATGAATCAGAAATTCAAGAGATTACCGAGCAAATTGCAAACAGAAATACTGAGAGAGCCGCTCTTAAGTCACTCAAAGGCGAGTTAACAAGTGTAGAGAAAGATAAAGCAAAACATACTGAAGACATAGACTACTTAGACTTTGCTAATTCCATGATGAAAGACTCTGGAGTCAAAGCAAAGATCATAAGAAGGTATTTGCCTGTCATGAATCAGAAGATCAATAAGTATCTTCAAATGATGGACTTCTACATCAACTTTACTTTGGATGAACAGTTCAATGAGAAGATTAAGTCGCCTATACATGAGAAATTCAGTTACGAATCATTCTCTGAGGGTGAGAAAATGCGAATTGATCTTGCCATTCTGTTTACTTGGAGAGATATTGCTAAGATGAAGAACTCATCTAGCACAAACATCCTAATCCTTGACGAAATATTTGACAGTTCACTTGACAGTAACGGCACTGATGAGTTTACAAAGATTATCAAGTATGTCATTAAGGATGCTTATGTGTTTATGATATCTCATAAGGTAGATGAACTTACTGATAGGTTAGATAATTTAATTACCTTTGAAAAAATGAACGGATTCTCAAAAGTTAGATACTCTACATAGTAATATAATGTTCGGTATACCGTATGCAGTTGCTAGAAGGATGCCATTCACTAAAACTAGAGTGTGCCTTGAGGAATCTTGGTTTTATTGACATGGAGTGGAGAACAGTTGCCCATGCAGGGATTTTCTTTGTACAACCTGTGGGCATGCCTGATGATCCCGAAGGAGATTTGTTTGGATTTACAATAACATACGATAGTAAAGTCATAAAATTACAGAATACAGCGAAGAAAGCTTTAGATACAGCTATAAAATGGTCGGGGTAGACAGTTGACAAGCTGGCACACTGTTGATTGAAATTGGCACAGGATCGACTATCATGTGTACATAGACAAGAAAACAAATGCTTACACAGGTTAATTACGAAGTTAAAGGTCAACTCGCAAAACTACTTGCAACAGAGGATCTTATCATTGAGAACCGTAAGGTCTCTACAGCGTCCTTTGATACTGAGCGTAGAGTTCTTACTTTACCGATGTGGGAGAAGGCTTCTGGGATCGTATACGACCTTCTCGTAGGACATGAAGTAGGACACGCATTATATACACCCGCTGACAACTGGACAATTGATTATCCAGATGTTCCACATTCCTACGTCAACGTATTGGAAGATGTGAGAATAGAAAAGTTCATGAAGCAGAGATATCCTGGCTTGAGTAAAACTTTTTACAGTGGATATTCTCAACTAGCTGAACAAGATTTCTTTGAACTATCACAACATGACCTTAGTGATATGGGTCTAGCAGACAGAATCAATATTCACTACAAAATTGGTAAGTTTGAAAAAGTTTCTTTTGAAAGTGATGAAGAATATTTTGTAACTCAAGCATCTAAAACTGAAACATTCCAAGATGTTCTAGAACTTGCTGATGAATTGTACAAGCACGTTAAACGTCAAGAGGAAATGCTTACTAAACTTGATGATCTTGACTTTGCTATGGGTCAGCCAGGTGGATCTGGATCAGGTGATGGAGAAGGTGGCATGGAAATGCCTTTTGATAGATCAGATTCAGAGGGCGAACAATCTGATAACGAATCAGATACAGAAAAAGGTCAAGGAAAACCTGATATTGAAAGTATGACAGATCAGGAGTTGCTTGAGGAACTAGAATCAGCGTCAGAAAATTTCTCAGGTGGAGTTCATGGTGGTGTATCTGAAGCAATTACAGATAAAACTTTCCAAGATAATCTAGAACAGTTATCTAAAAAAGAAACTAGTTCATACTACGAACCAGAGTATGTTGAGTTACCTGATTTGAATATGGATACAATCATTGCTAAGAACTCTGATATTCATACTTATCTTGATTCTTGGTGGAACAAATCTCAACAACACTATGATAAAGAATCCTCAATAAAAAGAGATATCTTTCAAGCAGTTGACAACGATTACAGACTATTCCGTAGATCTGCTCAGAAAGAAGTCAACTATCTTGTAAAAGAGTTTGAGTGTCGTAAATCAGCAGATGCATATGCTCGAGCTACTGTTGCTAAAACTGGTGTTCTTGATTGTACAAAGTTACACTCATACAAATACAATGAAGATCTATTCAAAAAGATTACAGTTTTACCTGATGGTAAAAATCATGGGTTAGTTTTTGTTCTTGATTGGTCAGGATCTATGAGTACAGTTCTCATGGATACAATCAAACAACTATACAATCTAATTTGGTTTTGTAAAAAAGTTCAGATTCCTTTCCAAGTATTTGCTTTTACTAATGATTGGTATCACTATAACGTTGATGATGATTCTAGTTATCACTACACATATAGAAGAGATCTTGCTGCTCATCATCCAGAAAAAGATAATACAGTAAAGATTGATAACAATTTCAATCTTCTAGAGTTTTTCACAAGTGATTGTAAGAAAGCTGATTTTGAAAAACAATTACTAAGTATCTGGAGATTGGCTACATCACTATCTGCATACTACAGATGGAATCCTGATGTGTTCTATCAATCTCCTAGAGGGTTGGGTTTATCAGGAACTCCACTCAATGAAGCTCTAGTATGTTTGAATGAAATACTACCTCAATTCAAAAAATCTACAGGTGTTCAGAAAGTACAATGCATCACTCTCACTGATGGTGAAGCACACCCACTTGCATACAGTAAGAATTTTACATTCAAGGATAATCCTGAGAGAAATTACATGGGATCTAGATCTATCATGAACGGAACAGTTTATATCAGAGATAAGCATAACAGAAAAACTTATTTCTGTAAGTCTAATCATCATGAAGTAACTTCAGCACTTCTCAATCAACTCAGAGGTAGATTTCCAGATGTCAATTTCATAGGTATCCGAGTTATGGATGGTAGAGACGCCAACTCATTTATCAGAAGATATATGGATTGGGATTTTGATAAGGTACAACATATCCAAGCAGGGTGGAAAAAAGATAAGTCACTCAAACTTACTGATGTTGGATATCATGCTTACTTTGGACTATCATCACATGCTCTTGGTAATGATACTGAGTTTACTGTGAAAGAAGATGCTACTAAAGCACAAATCAAATCCGCTTTCAAGAAATCATTGAACGCTAAGAAAATGAATAAGAAAGTGTTAAGTCAGTTTATGGACTTTATATCATAGACAGTTATATTAGTGTCACAACATACATTGTTTTCTGGCACTTCTATGATTATAATGAATACATACTACAGAATGAACAATGCCTTTTGAAGCTAAAGTGAATCCCGAATCTCTAATCAATTCTCTAAGAGATCTATACGGTAACAAGATTACCTCCGCACATGTCAAAGCATATTGTGCTCAGAATGATGTCGGTTATCAAACTGTCACCAAATACCTTAAGCCTTACAAAAAGGCCATCGGTAAGTGGAATCTAACTGTCAAAGAAAAGAAAGCAAACCTTGAAGCTAACTTTGCTGCTCCTGCTGTTGTACCACCAGTGGAACAGAATCTAGTTCCAGCAGTTGACCCCAACTTCGTTAAGTTTGGTAACTTCCAAGATGTAAAGAAGATCATTCAATCTAAACTTTTCTATCCATGTTTCATTACTGGACTATCTGGTAACGGTAAAACCTTCGGTGTAGAACAAGCTTGTGCTCAACTTAAGAGGGAGGTAGTCCGTGTTAACATCACTATTGAAACTGATGAGGATGATCTTATTGGTGGTTTCCGTCTTGTTAATGGCTCCACAGTATGGCATAACGGCCCAGTTATCGAAGCCCTTGAGAGAGGTGCAATACTGCTCCTTGACGAAATCGACCTTGCATCAAACAAGATCCTCTGCCTTCAAAGCATCCTTGAGGGAACTGGAGTCTTCCTTAAAAAGATTGGAAGATATGTCAAACCAGCGAAAGGATTCAATGTTATCGCAACCGCTAATACTAAAGGTAAAGGCTCAGACGACGGAAGGTTTATTGGAACTAACGTGCTTAACGAAGCCTTCCTTGAAAGATTCCCAGCGACCTTCGAGCAGTCTTATCCAAACCCAAAAACTGAAGAAAAGATACTAAATCTTTTATGTGATGACAAACAATTCTGCAAGAGACTTGTGGATTGGGGAGACATCATTCGTAAGACATTCTTTGATGGTGGTGTTGAGGAAGTTATTTCTACAAGACGCCTTGTACATATCGTAAAGGCATATTCCATCTGGAAGAACAAAGAGAAAGCGATTGAGATATGTGTAA